TAATGTTTCATTTAAGTATGAATATGCAGTAGCGTGGATAGTTTCTTGTGAACCAAACATCATCGCCATCTGTCTTATCTCGTGTTTTGGAAACCACTTGGTTACCATCCCTGTCCAATAATCTGAAACTGCACATTCAGTTTGAGCAAATCCAAGTAGGATATTCCCAACCAAATTTTTTTCTTCTTTGGTTAATCTTTCGTTCCAATCTTTAACATCACCCTGCATAGGAATTTCAGTATGTAACCAAAACGCCTGTGCTTGTTTCAGCCATCCTTCTGTATAATAGATTGGGTATTCGAAAGGTTTGAAAGGAATTCTTTCTTGGAATAATTTACTCATAGTTGTAACCTTAATATTATTTACTTTCTTCTACTGATGCTTTTCTATAATCGGTTACAAGTTTTTTAATTTCACCAATCGCTTTTCTAGCTCTTGATTTTGCTGCTTTAGTAGTTCCATTGTGTTCTGCTTCGAATTGAGAGTATAACTCTGAGATTTGTTCGAAAATTTCTTGTGAATTTGCCATAAATTATTCCTTTTAATTGTTAGTATTAAATCCACCTTTGATTAGGTGGGTGTTTATAATTATCATATATATCCAAAAACGAAATGGATTTTTGATAATATTTTTTAAGATTTTTATTTTGTTATATTAACCTTCATTTTTACCATAGGGTGTGATAATTTTTTGATACCCTTACCCCATATTTTCCACATATTTCTTATGTAGAAGTTTCTTTGTTTCTAATTGACCACTTGCTGCTTCTTTCTGTGCAATAACTCCATCTGGTGATGTTCCATCATACACTTCAATGTAACCTGTATTAGTATCCATTTTACAAGGGAAAGTAATTCCATCTTGTCCAAATCTGTTTTTCATAATGTGTGCACGAGCAGTATTATTCAATTTATCTTTTGATTTTCTACTCCAACTCATAATGAAATCTGCGTTCATTACTTTTGCATAAGAATCTGCAATCTTATCTGCTTCGATAACTTCTGAATCAATAGCTGAACGGTTGGTTTGAGATGCAGTCCAAATGGGTATTTCCATTTCACCACTCATTCCTCGAAGGTCAATATACACTCCCCCTTGTTCTTGATAAGTAGAGTCATTCTTACTCGAACTTGAGAGTAGGAGGTCTGCATAATCAACTATGATAACATCGGGCTTGTTATCTAACGTAACCATCTTCTCTATGTGTTGCTGTAACTTTTTAACTGTAACACCTTTTGGTGGAAAATACTTAATCAGTAATTTTCCTTTGAGATTCTTGATTCTACTTTTGACCTCTTCCTTTTTTTCCTTCAAATCCGCGGAGGGAATACCTGTAAACACAGTATCATATCGGGCACCAACGTAGTGTTCTGATAATTCCATTGTGTAATGTACCACACTCAAACCGTTCCGAACAGCTTCTGCACCTATTGCGGTGAGAATCCATGTCTTTCCAACACCCGAAGGTGCAACAACTACTCCCAACTCACCTGGTCCTAATCCACCATCCATTAAATCGTTGATAGGTTCCCACTTGGTTGGAACTGTTGTTCTTTTTAAATCCTGCATTCTTTCATCATAATCTTCGATGTAATCCATACCTAAATCAGTTTCGTTACCAACTTTCATGGCATTATCTACTAAATCTTTGATTCTATCATAAGAACCAGCTTTTAGTAAATCAACTGAACGAAGGATTACTCCTTTAAGATTCTGATTGATACAGAACTCTCTATATTCTTTTTTTATGTAATCTAAATCTACGTTACCAACTTGAGTAAAAACATGGCGTAGTTGTTCTACAACAGTTTTCTTTAAAATATCGTTATCTACTTTGGATAACTGAGATTTGAATACATCAAGTGTGGGAGGTTTTCTAAACTCGTTATGATACTCAAGTATCTCACCAATAATCCACTTGTTAGCATCGTTCTCAAAGAACTTGGTGGTGGTTATTTCCGATATGGAATCGAGAAACTTGTTATCAGTAATTAGTGCAGATACAACCTTTGATTGAAATGATTGCCCATATTTCGATAAGGTATCTACTGTTTCTTGCATTGACTCTTTTTTAAAACTGATACAAAGATACGAAAATTATTTGAAGAATCCAAATTAATCGGTAATAATTCCACCAAAGGTTCTTTTTAACCAATCATTTAAATCTCCAAAATTATTCACTACTTTGTATTTTAACAAAATCTTCATAAAATCCATTTTGTTTAATGGATTTATTTCCTCATTAAATCTATCAAGAATTTGCATTTTAATATTACCAGAAATATCAACATCTTTAAGTTGCATCAATTTCTCATTCATTATAATTTGTTCTTTGGATTCAATGATATCGTTGTATATTTTTATCTTACCCTTCGTTTCTTCAACTTTTTGTTCAGTTAATTGAAAAAATTCATCAAGAGTAATTTCTTTATCTTCTGTAACTTCTGGGTATCGTTTAAGTATAGTTTTTATACCACACCCATATACACCAGGTATATTATCTGAAGAATCTCCATCTAAAACTCGATACAACAACAAGTTTTTTGGGTCCATTCCAAACTCTTCTTTGATTCTGTTTTGATTATAAACTTTCTTTTTAGTAGGTGACCAAACAATAGTTTTATCATCCACCAATTGTAGAAAATCTTTATCAGTAGACATGATTACTGCCTGTTCATCTTCTTTAAGAAGATTTGTAGTAATATATGCCATCGTATCATCAGCTTCAACACCATCGTAAATCATGGTTGTTACTGGTAAATAATTTAACATATCAATTAACCACACATACTGTCTTTTCATTGATTCACGCTCTTCTTCTTCGTTCATCATTTCGTTGTATGCACGATTAATTCTCATTTTACTTTTGGCACGATTTGCCTTATACCCACTATAAATCTTTTTACGATTAGTAGAACCACCTTGGCCATCGAATGTTACGATTACACGAGTTGGTTCTACTTGTCGTATTGCATAACCAATAGATTTTAGAGTTCCTATTGCACCACCCACATGGTCACCATCATCATTAAGAGTTGGAGTAGATGTCCAACACCTGATAAAGGTATTTAAACCATCGATAATCAACACACGAGAATTCTTGTGTTTATCGATATTTTGGTTATGTTGAGTTTCAACAGATTCTAAAATGTTCTTGTAGAGTTCTTTCATGTAAGAAGGTCTTTTTCTAAACTTTGTTGGTAAATTTCAAGTGCTTCCAATCTATCTTGTGCATCTGCAAGTAATCCAAGTGCTTCCTCGGCATTCTTGTAGAAATCTTCAGTAGAGTGGTCACCAATACCAACTGCCTTCTTGTCTAATAAATCAAGAGATAAAAGTGCCTTGGCTTTATCAGCCTCAGCACTCTTTCTCAACATTGTTACTAATTTACTCATAACTTTGTTTTTTATTCATCTATGATACCATTGTTATCAATTTCCATTGCATCAATATCTAAGGTATCTGATTTGTATTGTAAAATTTGTTCTTCACAAATCTTTTTATAGATTTGTTCTCGAATTTCTTCTCTAGTTTCCATCAATTCGATGAAATCTTTTGATTGGAATTTAAGTTCTTCACCAGTTTCAGTATCAACATAAGTGTACCATGCACCAGCCTGTTTAACTATCTTTTCTTCTTTCATTACCTTTAACCAAGAACCATAGTTATCGATTCCTCTATCAAAGTAAATTTCGAAATCAGTTGAACGAAGTGGTGGGCCCATTCTGTTTTTTACAACTTGACAACGAACTTTCATTCCAACAATCTTATCGTTTCCACCAACCTTCATTTTGATTTGTCCAGTTCCTTTTAATCTCAATCTAACAGAGGCATGGAATGCAAGGGCTTTACCACCGCTTGTTGTCCATGGGTCACCAAAGGGCATGGCGTTCATCTTCTGACGAAGTTGGTTTGTATAAACTAATAAGATTTTTTGTCTACCAATCATGTTGGTAATTTTTCTCATCGCCTTGGAGATGATGATTGCTTTATCAGTAGCGTATCCATCTTTACCATAATCCGAAGCAAGTTCTGCTTTAGTTGAAGCAGCTGCAACTGAATCAGTTACGATAGTTACTAATCTATCTTTTGATGTTTCCCTAACCTTTTCAATAATAGTTTCGGTCATATCAAAGATTTGTTCTACTGAATCTGCAGATACATAAAGTAATTTTGAAACATCCACACCGATAGCTTCCAAAAATTCTCTACTTACTGCGGTTTCAGTATCGATTAATACAGCAACACCTCCTTGTTTCTGTGTTTCAGCAAGAAGGTGTGCTGATACGAGTGATTTACCTGATTGTTCTAAACCAGTTACTTCAACTATTCTACCAACTGGCAATCCACCATAAGGGCGGTTAGAAATTGCAACATCCAACATTGCACATCCAGTCGATACCCATCCATCTACGTTTGTAGGTGCACTATCATCATCAAGGAAAAATGCAACTTTGTTATCTTTGGACTGTTTATTCAGTTCTCCTGCAAGGATATCTGCTAAGTCCAGTTCTTCTTTCTTTTTTGCCATTTAGTTTGGTTTTTTAATTGTTAAACAAATCATCAAAAGCAGCTGCAACATCATCAGTTTTCTTAGTATCTGAAGTTGTAGTTGTAGTTGTAGTTGCCTCAGTTGTTTGAGTTGTAGTTTGAGTGGGGGTAGATGTAGAAAGAGATTCTTGTGAAACTGATTCGTCTCCTGCACCTTCTTCATTAGTTGGATTCAACCATCCCTCTAATACTGATTTTAATTCATCATAAGATAACTCAGAATATAAATCTGTAATCTCAGTTTGTGATTCTAAGAAGTTTGTTGCTCTTGTAGAATCTTCACTCAATGGTGATGCATTTGGTTTAACTCTGATTGTTGTAGTTGGGTAGGATGTACCAGCCTCTTCTGCTGATTTATATTCGATTGTTAAATCTCTACCACTTGTTGGGTCTGTAATATCACCATAATCAGGATCAGCGATATACCCAAGGATTTCTTGATAAACAGTTTTACCAAATCCCCAAAATCTTACTCCTTCACCTTCTTCACCTCTTACAATAACAGGAACAAAAGTACGAAGTTTTGGCTCCATAGCTTTTGCAGCTTTCCAATCTTCCTTATCACCCATTCTTTTAAGTTTATCAGCAAACTCAACAATAGGGTCAGGTCTACCAAAAGATTGTGGTGAAAGATAAGTTTTGTTGTTAATGTTGTAGTGAAAGTAAAGTTCGATAAATGGATTATCTTTTACGAATTTGTAAGGTACGATTCTCACTTGGTGTTTTCCTGGAGTTGGTTTCCAAAGTGCATCTGTCTTACGTTGTGTGTTTTGTAGTTTGTTCAGTCTACCTCTGATTGCGTTAATGTCTAAAGCCATAATTTT